CAGGGTACTGGTACTACGGGTGACAACCTCGTTCAGGCTTTGTTCAATGTCGCTCAGAAGATGGACGAGAAGAATGTTCCGTCGAATGATCGCTTTGCCATCCTGACCCCGGCGAAGTACTACCAACTGGTGAACGACACTTCGGACGCGATCAACCGTGACTACAACGATGCCAGCAATGGTAGCGTTGCCAGCGGTATGATCATGTCGGTCGCTGGCATCCGTATTCTGAAGAGCAACCACCTTCCGACTGCTGACGAAAGCGCAAGCACGGGTGGCGAGTCTGCTCTCTTCGGTAGCACGGGTGTTAAGAACGATGTCAGCGGTACTCTTGACGCTGGCTACTCGGGTGCTAACTTCACCGCGACCCGTGGTATCGCCTTCCAGCGTGAAGGTCTTGGTACGGTCAAGTTGATGGACCTGAGCGTCGAAAGCGAGTACATCATGGAGCGCATGGGCACCCTCATGGTTGCCAAGTACGCCATGGGCCACAACACCCTGCGCGAAGAGTGCCTCTATGAACTGACCTCGGCTGCTCTCTGAGTCGAGTTGAGTCTGTGAGTTAAAAGGGGGGATGGTTCCCTTAGTTGGGTTCCATCCCCTCTTTTGTTTGAGGAACAATTATGCCACTTACCAAGACAACGCGGCTTCAGGCCATCAACACCATGTTGAGTTCAATCGGTGAAAGCCCGATCAACAGTCTGAACACGCAGCGGGCCGATGCCCTGATTGCTACCTCGGTTCTTGATGAGATCACCCGGGAAGTCCTGTCTTACGGGTGGCACTTCAACACCTCGGTTGACATTGAGATGGTTCCTGAGACTGGGACTGGGTATATCTATGTCGCTGATTCGATTGTCCGGGTCGATGTCGATCCGATCAGCGGTCAGGATGTGTCTGTCCGTGGCAACCGCCTGTATAACAACAAGAATAACTCCTTTGTCTTCGATACCTCGCTGAAGACTGTTCAGGTGTATTTCTTGGAGTACGAGGAACTTCCTGAAGAGGCCCGACGCTATATTGCCATTCGGGCTGCTAGGGTGTTCCAAGATCGCGTTGTCGGCTCGGTCAAACTGCACTCTTTCACCCAGAGCGACGAAGTTCAGGCTTTGGCTAAACTGCAAGAGTACGAGATGGACACCGCTGACTACAGCATCTTTGATTCCTACGATGTCGCTAGGACCTTTATCCGCCGTGGGTCTTACTGGGTCAACTGATGGTCTACATTCATACTCCGATTCCGAATCTCATTGGTGGCGTTAGTCAGCAGCCTCCGACGATTCGGAATATCAATGAAGCCGACGCGATCACCAACGCTGTTCCATCTCCTGTGGAAGGCTTGATCAAGCGTCCTCCTACGGAGTTTGTTGCTGCAATCAGGGACAGCCAGAACATTCTTCGTCAGCCCAACAAGGCCGATGAACCCTTCTTCCACCTGATTGAGCGGGATGCTAGCGAGAAGTACATCCTGTCCATTCTCAAGAACGGAACGGTGGATATCTTTGATCTTGCGGGCAACCGAAAGACGCTGTTTACGCAGCCCCAATTTAGCGGGCTGGGGACTGCTGCGGCTACTGATCGGGTGGCTTTGACTATTGCTGATGTGACTTACATCCTCAATAAGACCAACACGCCCGCCCTGAAGAACACTACTTCAACGCAGTTTCCCACTAACTACAACCGTAATGCATTGGTCTGGGTGCGTCAGGCTAATTACGAACGCGAACACAAGATCATCGTCACTTACGGGGCAACGACGGTTACCGCTACTCACCTCCCAACAGGAAATAACAACCTAGGTACGAACCACGCGGCTGAAGCGTTGGCCCACGTGCTGGATAATGATGCCAACCTAGCCAACACGATTTACAAGGACAGCGTCATTTGGATCAAAGCGGGTACAACCGATATTAAAGTAGTCACCGAAGATGACTTTGCTGGCGAAGGGCTGACGCTGATTATCAACGCTGTTGAGCGGTTTGAAGATCTGCCCCCATGCGCTCCCGATGGATACATGGTTCGTGTTGCGGGTAGCCCAGAAGCCGACTACGATGACTATTGGGTCAAGTTTGAGACCTTTGGTGGGGTTTCATTTGGGCAGGGGCTTTGGGTTGAAACGGTAGCCCCCGGTATCAAGTACGAAATCGACCCCGTCACGATGCCGAAGATCTTGATCCGGCAGTCTGATGGCACCTTCATGCTGAAGGACGCTAATGGAACCACGCCCACGGTTGGCGACGGTCTTCCAACGGGTAGTTCGGCAACCCTGTACGACGGCTTCAAGTGGTCTAATCGTCAGGCTGGCGACGAGGAAACCAACCCGGACCCCTCGTTCATCGGCACCAAGATCAACGACATGGTGTACTACCAGAGTCGGCTTGGGTTCATGGCTGGGGAAAACTTGATCTTCAGCGAAACCTCAGAGTTCTTTAACTTCTGGCGAACCACGGTCCTTGATCTGCTGGACACCGATACGATTGATGTGGCCTCGTCGGCATCCAAGGTTGGCGTGATTGCCTCTGCAATTCCATTCAACCGCGATCTGATCCTGTTCACCCCTACGAACCAAATGGTGATGCGTAGCGGGGATATCTTCAGCCCCAAGAATGTTGCCATCCTGACTACGGGTGACTTTGAGAACCAAAGCAACCTAGTCAACCCCATTGCCACGGCCTCTTCGATCTTCTTCACCTACAACAACGGCGGCTATTCGGGTGTTCGTGAACTGATCCCACAGGCAAATATCGATGGTTCTTACATTGCCAACGATCTGACCGACAATGTCTCCCGGTACATCGTAGGAACCCCCAAGCACCTCGCGGCCACCTCACACGACAACATTGCCGTACTGATTGCAAACGACGAGTTGTATTGCTATCGGTACTTGACTAGGGGTGATACTCGGGTCCAATCGGCTTGGTTCAAGTTCACCTTTGCTGACTCTTCGGGAATCACGGGTAATTACTGCAAGCCCCTGTGGTGTACCTTTGTCGAGTCGGATCTTTATGTCGTGTTCATGCGAACGGGAGCCACCGCCAGTACTGGCTACCTGACCATTGAGAAGATCCGCATGGGTGCTGGTCTGAATGACATCGTCACCAGCGGTAAGAACTGGATTACCCACCTCGATGCCCGCAAGTATTACCCGACTGGTCAGGGTACTTATACTCAAGCCTCCAACACGACTTCATTCACCCTTCCGGCTCCGTTCTCTTACGCCGCCAATAAGATCCAAGTGGTTACCAAGGATGGGTATGTAGCCAAGGTTGTTGGGGGCAATGCATACAACTCCCCAAACACGGGCGATCAGGGTAAGGTGGTGGTTGAAGGTAATTACAGCAACAAGGATGTTTGGATCGGACTGCCGTACACCATGGAGTACCAGTTCTCCACTCAGTATCTGCGACAAGCCTCGCAAGGAACCAACCCCGCTTCGTTGATCAATGGTCGGTATCAACTGAAGTACTTGGTTGTGCAGTATGCCGATACTGGGTACTTTGAAGTGGTTTCCACTCTCGGAACTGAAAACCAATTCTCGTATCCATTTACTGGTGAGATCTTGGGCACCGCAGTTCTTGGAGCCCTAAACTTGTCTACAGGCACTTTCAAAGTTCCGATCTACGGCAGGAACGATGCTCAAGTGCTGAAGATTAAGAACAACTCCCACCTCCCGTCCAAGTTCTTGAGCGCAGAAATTGAAGGCGAGTTCACACGATTCCGCGAAGATGCCCGTTGATGTCCGCCTTTCACGATCAACCGATGCGGCCATAGTGGCCCTTGATATGCGTCAGGCTGATCGGGATGAGGTGGCTGCTTGTAGTGGACTGGAACCCCAAGAGGCTCTGGATATGGCCTACAGGCTGTCTACGGAGTGCTTTACGGTCGAAGCCCAAAGCAACGGACTTCCGTTGGCTATGTTTGGGTATGTCCTAGATCCTATTGGGGCTCGGGTCTGGATGCTTGGATCGGATTGCTTGTTCGACTACAAGTGGGACTTCCTGAAAAAGTCTCGTAAGTGGGTTGACTATTTGCAGCAGCAAAGCCCACTACTGTATAACCTAATTGACCAGCGCAACACCGTGCATATCAGGTGGCTGCAATGGCTTGATTTCAAATTTGTCCGAACTGTTCCCCACTATGGGGTGCAGGGACTTCCATTCATTGAGTTTGTGAGGTACCGAAATGTGTGACTTTGGGATTACAGCGGCAGTAGCCATTGGTGCTGCGTCTGCTGCTGCTCAGGCAAGTGCCCAGAACAAGGCCGCAAAGGAGCAGAATGCCTATAGGTCGCGTCTTGGGGTCGCTGGCAACAAGCAGTATCTCCAGAACGCTGAGGCAGTCATCCGGGATGTGGGCTCACAGGTCGATCAGACTGTCCGCCAGAACATCGAACGCTCTTCTGCGGTTCGGCAGGAACTAGAGGGGATTTCTCGTAACGCCCGTCAGGCCAAGGCTACGGCGACTACGGTGACTGCTGCTGCTGGGGTTGAAGGTCGTAGTGTTGATCTCCTCCATGCTGAGTTTGACCGCGATGTCTTGGAGTTTGAATCTGCTGCGCTCCGAAACCTCAGTAATATGCGGACGCAAATGGGTATGGAGATTCAGGCTATCTACGCCCGTGGTCAGAGTGCCATCAATGGTGGCTACCCAGCCCCGCTGCCGCCTGCTGCTAACCCCAGCCCATGGCTCCCGCTGATCAACGGTGTTACCACGGGTATCAGTACCTATAGTGCCCTCCAGTCGTTCCAGACTCCAAGTGGGGTGGGGGCTCAGGCAAACCAGACAGTAACCCCTCCACCCCCTAGTGGGCTTATTCCCGGGGTTCGCAGCGTTCCTCCCGGACCATAATCATGGCTAAAGCACGACCCACCCTTGGCGTAACTGCCCAACCAGTCAGCACCTTTATCCAGCCCAACCAGAATGCGGTGGCTGCGGAGTTGTATGACCAGCAGACGGTCCAGAACGCTCTTCAGTTTGCCGAAGCCTTTAGCAACCTGTCGGTGAGCGCGGCTCGTCTTGCTGGGGGACTGAAGCAGGAATGGAACGAAGAACAGGTCCAGCAGGGTATGGATCTGGTCAACAAGAGCCGGAAGTCTTACCAGCAACTGGTTCAGTCCGGTGAGATCAAGCCAACGGAGAACCCGTGGTTTGCCATCGGTGCCCAGAAGGCCAGCGGCTCTATTGAGGCCATGAAGGCCCGGGTTAACTTTGAGAGTCTGCTGGAAAAGAAGGTTGCTGAAGACCCGTCGTTCCTTGACGATCCCCGGGGCTTCGATGCCTTTGCTTATCAGTACACGCAGAATGTCAACCAGTTCATGGGCGATGCGTCGTACATGAGCAGGGCCTTCTACGAGTCGTTCAACCCTTTCATGGGGACGATGCAGGCCAAGCATGAAGGCCGCGTCATTGAACACAACACCCAGAAGATCCTGACGGGGGTGGCTTCAGAGGTCCAGCGGGCGGCTCAGGATTGGACCAGTCCAAACCCAACGGTCAGCCAGCAGGCTCTAGGAACGCTTCAGACCCGCCTTGATGAGATGGTCAATCAGGGTGT